CAGGAGAACAGCACCGAGGCGCTCGTGCAGTTCGACCGCGAGGCGCTCGAGGAGACGCTCACCGACCACCTGATGGAGTGCGTCTGGTGGAACAACCAGGCCAACCTGCGCGAGCTCGGGATCGCCGCCGAAAAGCCGCGGTTCAACGTCAAGCAGGAGAAGAAGATCGACCCCAAGGAGCGGGCCGACGTGGCGAACGTCCTGCACGGCATGGGCGTCGCGCTGGCGAAAGAGGACCTCTACGAGCAAACGGGGTTCCGGCAGCCGCAGGAGGGCGAGGAGATCGTCGAGGGGGCTGTGGCGCCGGCGCCGATGGCAGGCATGGGGCTCGGCGTGGGATTCCCGCCGGAGGGCCAGCCTTGAACCTCGAAGTCGATCGATTCCTCGAAGACATGGAGGGCCGCTACGCCGGTCACTTCCGCGATGCAATCAGCGGGCTCGTCGTCGCCATGGCCCGCGGGAATCGGTTCGCGATCCTCGACGCAACGAGCGTTCTGCGCCGGCTGATCGGCGAGACGATGGGCGTCGGCGAGATCCTCGGCGCATCGCTCGTGCTGCGGCACGCCGCCGAGGCCGAGGGATCCGCACCGGTCTTGTTCCGCGACGGCACGCAACCGCTCTTGCCGAGCGTCACGTTCTCCGAGTCGGTGGACGACATGGTAAAGCGCGCCCCCGTGACGCTCCGAGGCGCAGCGCAGCGCACGGCCCGCAGGATCTCCGAGATCTACAGCCGCGGCGGAATGGTCGCCTTCGCGCGATCGGCCGAGCAGACGGTTACGGCCAAGGTCCAGGAAGTCATCGTGCAGGCGATGCGCGAGGGGCTCGGCGAGGGCGCTGCGGGCCAACTCATCCGCGAGAGCGTGGACCTGATCCGCGAGCGAACCGACCCATGGACGAGCGTCTACGCGCGAACCGTCTTCCGCAACAACGTCAACACGTCGGTCACCGCGGGGCGATTCCGGCAGGCCCTCGACCCGGACCTGCGCAGCGTGATCCCGTGTTTCCGCTTCGATGCGGTTGGCGACGCCGACACGCGCGACAACCACGAGGCGGCCAACGGGCTGATCTTCAAGACGACGAACCCGGTCTGGCAGAAGATCGCGCCGCCACTGGGGCACAACTGCCGTTGTCAGGTTTCGCTCGTGACGCTGCCCGAGCTACGCCGCATGGGCCGCGTATCCGCTGACGGGAAGATCCAGGAGGACACGCTTCCGCCCGGCGCGTTCCCTGACGAAGGGTTCAGGCACACCGGGCGCATGGACCTCTTCGGGGTGGGTGCATGAGAGACGCCGACGACTGGCCGGAAGTGCGCGAGAAGCTGCGCGAGATCGTCAAGGCCCGCGGCTGGAACAGTGTCGCGCGCGAGATCCCCGTCGGCCGCAGCACGCTCTTTCGCCTGGTGAACGGCGAGACCTCTGCGCCGAGTCTGCCGACGCAAGACTGCATCGAGCGCCTGGTGGACGACGAAGAGCTGCGGCGCGCGACGAAGCGTTAGACGCGCGTCCCACCTGGGACTGATGCGAGGCGATGCGTTCCTAGCGTCGCCGGGGTGAACAGCGCACTCGTCACCGGAGCAGGATACCGCGCGACCAAGATGCCCGACGGCGTCCTCGTCGTGCACCGCGTCCCGATCTTCGTCGAGTGCACGCGCGGCAAGACCGACTTCGATGAGAAGTGGATCTTCGCGGCCGTCGCAAAGGCCAAGCTCGGCGAGACGGAGAACTACCTCCCGCCGCTGCACATTCGGCACCACGAGGCCGAAACCGACGTTCGAGCGGCTGGCTTCTTCCGCGTGCTCGGCGCCGAACGCATCACGTTCAAGGGCAAGCTGCGGCTCGCGATCATGGCGGACCTGCACATCACCGACCCGGTAACTCAGGCCGAGGTGATGGCGAAGCGTCTCCCGTATCGCTCGGTCGAAATCTTCAACGTGGACCAGCCCGCGATCAACGGGCTCGCACTGCTCGACCACGAAGCGCCCTTCCTCGAGCTGCCAATGCTCATGGTTGGACAGGTCGCAGAAAACGGAACCAGCGTCCCACCTGGGACTCTCGTGTGTGACGGCAGTTCTACGGTCGCGGCTTCATTCAAGCGTGGCAACGCCATGCACCTGCTGTTCCGCGAGACCACGAACATGGCCGAAGAAACCGAAGACGAGCCGAAGGGCGAAAAGATGGAAGGCGACTCTGCCGCCATCGACGTGGGGGCGATCTGCAAGGCCATCAAGAGTGGCTCAATCAGCGTCTCCGACATGGACGCGATCATGGCGGCGATCAAGGAGCAGGAAGGCTCCAAGGCCGAGGAACCGAAGACCGAGGCCACTGCGCCCGCTCCAGGTGCCGCGATGAAGCAGGACGCCAACGGAGAACTCTCCATCCAGATGGCGCGCCTGCAGGGCGAGCTTGAGGCCGAGAAGGCCAAGGGCGCCGAGTTCCGCGCGACCGCTGTCCGCAAGGAAGACGTCGCCGCAGCGCTCGAACGCCTGCGCGATCGCCCGCTCGGTGCGGATCTCGAATCGAAGCTCGTCGCGTTCCACAAGGAGTGGGGCCAGAAGGCGTTCTTCGCCTACGTCGAAGCCTACGCCACCAGCGTCGCGCCGCTCCCGAAGGGCGATGCCGAGCGCGCTGCCGCGAACCTCAAGCAAACGAAGGTCTCGCCCGCGCTGATGAAGTACCGCGACGAAGGACCGGAGGCGCTGGCTAAGGCCGAGCAGTTCTCCGCGCAGTGGAAGGCCCTCAAGAGTCGCGGGGCAACGCTCGTCAGCGAGGCGCGATTCCTGGAGATCAACATGGCGGACAACCCGTTCGCCTCGAAGGAGGACTGACCCATGGCCGCACTGGCAAAGAACACGTTTCACCTCGTTTCGCCGCGAGCGGGCACCCGCAGCTTCGTGATCAAGAACGCCGTGCAGATCTACGGCGGGACTCTCGTCGGAATCGACGCGAACGGGTTCCTCGACAACTGGCTGGACACCGCCGGGCTCAAGTTCGTCGGCCTCGCGCAGCATGACGCGCTCGGCGACACGTCGGCATCGCCGGCTGTCGAGTGCCGAGTGAGCACGCAGGGCGAGACCTTGGAGAACGTCGCCATCGCCGGGACCTTCGTCCAGGCCGACGTGAACTCGCTGATCTACTCGACCAGCAACAACCCCGCGGACAGCACCAAGACTGCCGGGACGAACGTCGAGGCCATCGGCTGGGCCAGCCGCTTCCGCAGCGCCGGCTTCGGCGACATCACCCTGTTTACCCCCGAGGAGCACCTGGCGCTCAACGCCTGAGCCCTGGGAACTGACCTATGACTGAGATCATCACTACTCCGACCCTGGTCAATGGGCTCCGCTCGGACTTCATTGATACCTATCAGGGTATCCGCAACCGCCAGAAGGACAGCCGCCTCGCCCTCGTCATGGGCGAGATCGCGGCGACCAACCGGAAGCAGGACTTCGCCTACTTCGAGAAGGCCGGCCACGTTCGCCTCTGGCGTCGCGGCGAGGCGATCCCGAAGGAAGCACACGGATCGATCGGCTTCTCGGCCTACGTCCACAACTGGGGCATGGGCGTTGACTGGCACAAGGACGACCTGCAGGACGACCAGACGCAGAGCCTTATGCAGTCGGCGAAGGAAGCCGGCGAGAGCTTCGGCCTTCTTCCTGAGCGCCTGTTCTTCGACTTGCTCACGGGCACGGCGACGAACCTCCCCGCGATCCCGCTCGCCCCAGACGGCGCGGCGTTCTTCGCGACCACGGCCAGCAGCGTTGCGCGCTTCGGCGCGACGAACGGCAACCTCCTCACGGGTGCCGGTGTGACCACGACCAGCGCGGTGCTCGCCGACTACTACAAGGCGATCGTGCAGTTCGGCGCCTTCCAGGATGGCAAGGGCCAGCCGCTGTTCTCCCCGGAGACGATCGGCCAGGGCGTCCTGATCATCCACGCGAACGCCGATACGCAGATCATGGAAGAGGCGTTCCTGCAGAAGCGCCAGGGCGTCGGATACACGGCTGCAGGCGCAACTGGAACATCGTCGCTGGTCTACGGCACCACGCCGTCGAACATCGTGCAGGACGCGAGCCGCAACGTGCAGCTGTGGGCCTCACCCCGCATCGCCACGGGCGACTGGTACGTCTTCCTCCTCGGTGCGCCGAAGAAGCCGACGTTCCTGCTCAAGCGGCAGGAAGTCCAGGAGCACGTCTCCACGATGGACAACAGCGACAACGCGCGCAAGACGGGCCAGGAAGGCATCCAGTGGGATAGCCGCGAAGGCGCCGGCATCGCGCTGCCTTACGGCGCGATCAAGATCAACAACTGAGCCACCGGCCGGATCTGGGAAGCGGGCCGCCCCCTCGCCTTTGAGGTAGGCGGCCCGTCGCACAGTCGGCCCCCATTGACGCAGAAGAACCCCTGCAATGGAAACGATGAACGACACGATCCCTCCGACCGAACCGACAGTCGCGAAGAAGCCGGCCAAGCCCAAGAAGGCCGCGGCGCCATCGGGCCCGAAGCGAGGCTCTGCGCTTGCGCCGAGCAACCTCGCAGGCAACCGCGAAGCCATGCGCGATACGCGCTGGTATTGGGTCGGCACCCTGCCAGGCTCGCCCGTCGACTTCGTGTCGGTGGCTGGCCAGACCTTCCCCAAGCTGGAAGAGAAGATCTCCTGGAAGAAGGACGGGACGCAACTCAACGTCCCCGTGATCGGCGCTTTGCTCGCGCTGACCAAGGCCGACATCGAACGCATGCGCGAGGCCCTTCCCCGCACGATCATGCGCTTCACAGACGGCCGCGGAGAGCCGAAGTCGGTCGACGAGATCGGCGTAGGTGAACCCGTCGAGAGTGCCCAGGACAACTACCGCAAGGGGTTCCTGATCACGATCGCCAAGAAGACCGAGATCGAAGAGGCGGCGAAGGCCAACCGCGCCGTGCGCCAGTACTCGCAGCGCGACGGCGACGAGCCTGCGGCGCGATACCTGTTTGCGCAGGTGTGCGAGGACCAGGAAAAGCCGCGCCGTGGCGACTCCTACCCGGAGCCGCTGGAGCAGACCGACCTCGTCTGGCCCGAGTAACCGAAACCACCTGAGCAGCCATGCCGAAGCCAACCAACGCCGATCTTGAGAACCGGTTCCTTTTCCACAAGGGGCCTCCATCGCGAGCTGTCAAGCATGAGCGCGTAAGCGATCTCTGCCTGGCACTCGCGAAGGAGCTGAACGAGCTGATGCCCATGGGGCGCAATCACTCGCTCGCCATCACCGCCCTCGAAGACGTCCGCATGCGCGCCAACGCGGCTCTCGCGTGCGACTCGCCCGCTGGCGAGTGACGCCAGCCACAGACTGCCACTGACCGGAGCCCACCATGAGCGGAACCCCCAGCGAAGCCGAGATCCAGGCCCAGTGGCGCAACTCTGTTGCGCTCCTTGAGGGCGTCCGCAGTCACGCCGACAGCACGGTTGCCGGCGCAGGCGGACAGCTCGACACGCTCGGCCAGAGCCTGGAGGGCGAGTACACGCCCACCGGCCTGGCTGGGGCATCGTCGCGGTTCCGCGCCGGCCTCTCCGCTCTGATCCAGCCGAGCATGGCGCAGGAGTTCCTGTTGCCCTGCCTTTACGAGTATGCGCGCTTCATGGGCTCGCCCTACTCGAACGGGCAGGACATCATGGCCAAGCTGCGCGAGCGGTTCGACGAGAACACCCTCACCGTCGAGTCTCGCGCAATCACCTACGACACGAGCGCCACGCTGGGCGCCGGCAACGTCGGCAACGGCGTCGTCTCGCGCCTGACGGTCGATGAGTTCGGCTACAACCTCGAAGCCTGCACGGTCGAGAAGAAGACCTTCCGCTGCCGCGCCGACATGAACTCCGGCGCCAAGGAGTTCGCGGAAGAGTTCGAGGTCAGCGGGGCCGCGGCCAGCTTCGACTCCGTGCTGCGTTACGCATCCGGCAGCGGGGCCACCAAGCGCATCACCGCGTCGCATGCCGGCTCGTCCAACGGCGGCAGTCTCCTGCAGAACAGCAGTTTCAGCAGCTACAACTCGACGGCAACGCCGAAGTTCGTGGGTTGGACGCAGGTCGCGGGCGGTGCCAGCCTCACCCAGGACACGACCAACTTCTACCGCTCCCACCCGGGCGCCACGGTCGACGGCTCACTCAAGATCACAGGCGGATCGGGAACGGTCACGGTGTCGCAGTCGCTGGAGGACATGCGGCAGAAGAACCTCTCGACCGCGGTCCCCTACTTCGTGCGCATCATGGTCAACAAGACCATTGGCACGGCGAGTGGCGGAACCGTCACCCTGCGCATGGGCTCGCAGAGCATCGACGTCGCGATCGCCGCGCTCGGCTCGGGGTGGCAGGAGATCGTGGTTGGCACCGGGGTTGATGCCTGGTTCCGCGAGTTCAACGAGGCCGACTTCGCGATCGAGATCGAATGGACCAGTTCGACGAGCGGATACCTGCTCGTGGACGATGTCATCTTCACGCCGTGGACGTTGATCGACGGCACCTACTGGATGGTGCGCCACAACGTGGCATCTCCGGTCTCGTGGCTCGTCAACGACACGCTGGAGTTCACCGACACGGGCGGCGCGCCGGCAACGGGCAAGATCCAGTACTGGCTGTGGGTCGCCGGGCTCGGTTGCCTGCCGAGCACGACGGGCACGCCGACCTTCACGGAGCCGTAACCGATGGGCGCCGCTGACGACCTGTGGGATGCCGTCGTGGTCACCTACGACGAGGACGGGCTCATCGCGCTCACGAACGTGCGCGACCGGTCCGCCACGACCGCAAACGCCAGCGCCGGTCTCAGTGCGGCCCAGGGCGTGATTGACGTCTGGCCAGCCTATGCCCAGGTCGAATACGACGCCGCAAACGCCCTGCACGTTGAGGTCGCCAAGCGCGCCACAATCGCGATGCTGTGGAGCCGCGGTGGTTCGTCGTCGACCATCGCCAAGGTCGAGTGGGACGAGGTCTTCGGCGAAGGCGGACTGCTCGAGAAGATCCGCCGCACCGGCGCGCGCGGCCGGCAAGGACCAGTCACGAACAGCGGAGTGCAGTCGTCGTCGGAACTCTCCAGCGGCCAGGCCGTGCGCGGCTGGTCTGACCGCGAGAGCATCCCGAGCCAGATCCTTCCCAGTCGCCGCACTGCCAGCGGCGATGACTGAGGAATTCGAGAAGGGCGCCAAGATCGAGCGCATCGAGAGCAAGCTGGCCAACCCCGAGGTAGCACTTCGGCAGGTTGGCGCGCTCATGGTCGCCGAGTCGCAGCGCTCGTTCCGCGACCAGAAGTTCGGCGAGAAGGCCTGGGACGCCCGCAAGGGCAAGATCAACGTCTTCGGCATCATCGCGGACTTCTACGAGGGCAAGAAGTCGCCGCCCGCGCGCCGCTTCGAGAGCCGCCCCGTGCTGCGCGATACCGGACGCCTGGCCGCGTCGATCGCGTTCCGCATGGCGGGCGTCGACGTCGTCGAGGTCGGCAGCAACCTCCCCTACGCCCCGGTGCTCCACCACGGCGGCGAGATCGAGAGCAAGCCGATCAACCAGCAGGTGCGCGATGCGCTGGCCGCGTGGCTCAAGAGCAAGGGCCGCGGCTACCGCAAGCAGCTCGGCTGGCTGCTCAACAAGAAGTTCGAGGGCAAGACGCTCAAGGGCCGCGTCCCCGCGCGCCCCATCGTGGGAATCACCCCGCAGACCATCGAGGACGTGCGGGAAGCCGTCGCGGTCAAGATCATGGAGGCCAAGTGAGCACCGGCAGCAGCGCGCGCGTCATCCGGGCCCCTGGGCGCCTCGTGGCCAACCCCACGCAGGCCTTCGACGGAGGCACCTTCCCCTTCGACGGCGTCGACGTCGGCAAGGTCAACGCATGCGCGCTCGCCAGCGACGGGACCGCGGTGCAGGTCGAGGCCGAAGACCTCGGCGAAGTCGTGGACGTGCTCGAGGGCAATCAGAAGTGGGTGTTCGCGTGCTTCGTGCGTGGGTGGGATGCCGACGCGATCCGCCTGTTCCAGCCCGACGGCTACTCAGTTGGCGCCGTGAGTCAGCACGCCATGTTCGAGAGCCCGGGCCAGTCCGTGACCAACAGCAGCGCGCTCAGCCGCGCCGTCTCGCTCGTGTTCGTGCCTGACGACCCCGTGAACGTCCCCGCGCTCCTGATCTACCGGGCGGTTCCCGACTGGACTCCGGGCAGCGAGTTCGCGTTCCAGCGCAAGAGCGAACTCGGCCTGCCGATCACCTTCCAGTGTGTCCGTGACACGTCGGGACGCTACCTCCAAATGGGCCGGCTGGTGGACCTCACCCTATGAGCTTCCTTGACCTGTTCCGGCGCAAGAAGCCGCCCGTTGCGGACCTCACGAACGAGGCGT